CTCTATTACCTTTGAGCCTGCTATGATTGCAGCCAAAAAGATGCAGAAAAAAATTCAAGATCAACTTGAAGAATCTAATGCATCTAAGCACCTTCGTAGCACAGCATTCGAAATGGCACTGTTTGGTACAGGCGTCATGAAGGGTCCGTTTGCGGTAGACAAAGAATACCCTAGCTGGAATGATGATGGTGAATACGAACCTACCTTTAAAACAGTTCCTCAAGTATCTCATGTTTCTGTGTGGAACTTCTATCCTGATCCTGATGCAAGCAATATGGATGAAGCACAGTATGTGATTGAACGACACAAGATGTCTCGCTCACAACTTCGTGCTTTGAAAAAGCGTCCATACTTCCGCTCTTCAGTTATTGATGATGCTATTTCTTTTGGTGAAAACTATATTAAAAAATACTGGGAAGAAGATCTTGCAGACTACGCACCCGATCAGGGCATTGATCGTTTCGAAGTTTTGGAATATTGGGGCATGGTTGATGTCCAGATGCTCATTGATTATGGCGTAGATATTCCAAGAGAACTGGAAGAAGTTGATGAATTGCAAGCAAACGTTTGGATTTGTAATAACAAAGTCCTTCGTATGGTACTCAATCCTTTTAAGCCCGCACGTATTCCGTTTATGGCCGCTCCCTATGAGCTTAATCCGTATTCGTTCTTTGGTGTTGGTATCGCAGAAAATATGGATGACACACAAACTCTAATGAACGGCTTTATGCGTATGGCGGTTGATAATGCTGTTCTATCTGGCAACCTGCTTATCGAAGTAGATGAAACTAACTTGGTGCCCGGTCAAGATTTGTCTGTGTATCCCGGTAAAGTATTCCGAAGACAGGGTGGTGCACCGGGTCAGGCTATCTTTGGTACAAAGTTTCCTAATGTTGCACAAGAAAACTTGCAGCTTTTTGACAAAGCCCGTGTGTTGGCCGATGAGAGCACAGGCTTTCCCAGCTTTGCACATGGACAGACAGGTGTTATGGGTGTCGGCAGAACTGCCAGCGGTATTAGTATGCTAATGGGTGCAGCAAGTGGTACAATTAAAACTGTCATTAAAAACGTAGACGACTATCTTCTTCGTCCTTTGGGTGAAGGTCTGTTCCGTTTCAATATGCAGTTTGACTTTGATCATACCATTAAGGGTGATCTTGAAGTCAAAGCTCGTGGTACAGAAAGCTTGATGGCAAATGAAGTACGCAGCCAGCGTCTCATGCAGTTTTTGCAAGTTGCAAGCAATCCTGCTCTTGCGCCCTTTGCAAAATTCCAGTATATTATTAGAGAGATTGCTAAGTCTCTTGAACTTGATCCCGATAAAGTTACCAACGACATTAATGAGGCAGCAATTCAAGCTGAGCTTATGAAAGGTTTCCAACAAGAGCAAGCTCAGCAACAGGGTGGAGCACCAGCAGGTGCTAATCCGATGGATATGACAGGAGCAGGCGGTGGTACTATTGGTACTGGCGCTGTTCCAATGCCGCAAGAAGAAGGGTTCAGTGGTAATGCAGGACAAGAACAGCCTCAACCAACTCAAGGGGTTGGTCAGCAACCAAGCCCAATGGGCTAAGTTTGTTGATTACTTAGAATTTGTTATTAGACAACAACATAGAACTATGGAACAATCAGATAGTGTAGATGCTATTAGACGTGCTCAAGGTGCTATCTATCAACTTCGTAGACTGCAAATGCTTAGAGACGAAGTTCTTAAATCCAGTTAAAGGACAATACAATGTACGAAAAGCAAATGGAACTCTTTGAGGATGGTGGCCTTATGGAAGAGGGCGGCATGGTAGACGAAGTTTCTGGAAACGATGTACCTCCGGGCAGCAACCGTAAAGAAGTTCGTGATGACATTCCAGCCATGCTCAGTGAAGGTGAGTTTGTTTTTCCTGCAGATGTAGTTCGTTATTTTGGTCTTGAGCGGTTGATGGAAATGCGGCAACAAGCCAAAATGGGCCTTAAAAGAATGGAAGAAATGGGTCAGATGGGTAATAGCGAAGAGGCTATTATTCCTGACGATCTGCCATTTACACTTGAAGATTTAGAGTTTGCAGAGCCACAAGAGTATAATCAAGGTGGTGTTATCAAAGCACAAGAAGGTGTTTTTGTTGTGCCCTCTAGCTTCAATAATACACAATCATATACATCTACGACTGTTCCTGCTAGCTCTGTGGTTCCAACTAATACACAAGGCTTTACCACCGGTTACACACCAACTTTTGTAAATCAACCTGACATAACAACAGGCACTACTACAGACGATTCAGAAGATACAGACGAACCTTTTGTTCCTGAAGTTAGCGATGTGTATGAGTATAGAAAATATAAGAATACTAGTACTGGTGAAATTAGAGATATTGCATTTTATAAGGGTGAGCCTGTTATTCCAATTCCTGACGGTTTTGTTCCATACTCAGAAGATGAAACAACTGAACCTGAAGACGTAACAGATACTAGTGTTCAAACGGCTCAAGTTTTAGACACAGAAGATAGTAACGATAATTTTGATCCTTCTACGGGCACTCCAACTGGGCAAGAAACTATACCCGTTGGCTCTTTGTCGAATGAAGATTTGATGAGAAAATTGAATCAATCTCGTATGCTTGCAAGAGCATCTAGTGCAATGGGTGCCGTAATTAATCCTGCCATTGGTGCTGTTGTTGGCGTTGCAGCAAAAGCAAGATACAATGATCTACTGGAAGAAGCTCAACGAAGAGGTCTTGATACTGGAGACGCTGAACGTATGGGCAGTGTCTTTGGCGGTGAGTCTAGCTTGTATGAAGGTCTACAGGACTTTAGCGGAGATAAAAAAGTTACATTTGCAGACACGTGGCTTGGAGACTTGCTTGGCTTAGATGGACAAGCAGGTGTGCAAGGTCCGGGTCTGCAAGCATCTAGACAAGGCGCAAGACGTGGTTCAACTACTACCGCTAGAGCCGTAACATCTACTCCTGCAGTGGCAGTAGCAGAAACACGTCAACCGTCACAGGCTGCGGCTGCACAAACAGAAGCAAATAGACAGGCTCAAGAAGCTAGTGCAGAGGCAGAAAGACAACGCCAAGCTGAAGCACAGGCTGAAGCAAATAGACAAGCACAAGAAGCTAGGGCAGAGGCAGAACGTCAACGTCAAGCCGCAGCGCAAGCAGAAGCAAATAGACAAGCGCAGGCAGCTAGAGCAGAAGCTGAACGTCAACGTCAGGCTGAGGCACAAGCGGAAGCAAATAGACAAGCACAAGAATCACGTGGCGATGATCGTCCTGCAAGTTGGGATGGTGGCCGTGTTGCAGAGACACAAAGCAAAACTAGCTACAGTTCTTCGTCCGAAGCAAGAGCAGCAGCAAGTCGTGCAGCAGAACGTAGTGGTACAGGCATGGCAACAAGAGGTAGAGCCGCAGGTGGTTTTATTACAAAACTTGAAGAACAACCTACAGCTACACCTAAAAAGAAACGTGGTATAGCAGCACGTAATAAAAAATAATCTGCTATATTAGACTGGCCTACCCATCCCCCATACCGACATGGCTACGGTGGCCCCAGTAAGGATTTAAAATATGTCTGAGAACATGACTATTATGGCTTCTGAAGTAGAAGCACCTAGAAAAGTTGCATTTGCTAATCGCAAGTACACTAATGAAGAACGAATTAAACAAGAAGAAGAAGAGCTTCAACAATTGATTCAGGAACAACAAGAACCTAAAGAGCAAGTTCAAGAGGAAGCTGAACCCGAATCTGCAGAAGAACGTTCTTTTAAAAAACGTTATGGTGATCTTCGTAGACATCAGCAGCAAAAAGAAAAAGAATATGAAGATCGTATTGCTCGATTAGAAGAACAGCTTAACAAAGCCACACAACAAGAAATTAAACTGCCTAAGTCAGATGATGACATTGAAGCTTGGGCAAAGAAGTATCCTGACGTTGCAGCAATCGTAGAAACAATCGCAATTAAAAAAGCACGTGAGCAAGCAGAGGGTCTGGAAGCTCGTGTGCGTGAGATTGACGAAATGAAAGCAACTGCCGCACGTGAGAAAGCTGAAGCAGAACTTATGCGTCTGCACCCAGACTTTGATGAGATTCGTGACAGCGATGACTTCCATCAGTGGGTGGATGATCAACCTAAGTGGGTACAAGATGCGCTGTACGAAAATGATTCGGATGCTAAGTCTGCAGCTAGAGCCATTGACTTGTACAAAGCTGATAGAAATATCAAAGCTAAAACTACGAGTTCAAAAGATGCTGCATCTTCCGTGAATCCACGGGGTCGTAGCAAACCTGCTGAAAAAGAAACTTCCAACTACTACAGAGAATCTGCTGTAGCAAAGATGTCTGCTACTCAATATGAAAAAGTTGCAGACGAAATCATGGAAGCCATTCGTACTGGTAAATTTATTTACGATTTATCGGGTAGTGCACGTTAAAAAGTATTGACAATACAGTTTACTCACTGTATAACTATATCTATAGATCTGAGGTTAGACTCCGGTTGGCTACTCTAACCTCTATCACTTTCCCACAAACACATGTCTTTACGGATTACCTAATACGACTAGGCCCGTATCACCTGCAAGCTATAACTGATCATTATATGCTGTAGGCTATACGCACCCTAACACGATTAGCCTCTGAAATAAACCATGTAAGTTTGTATCTGTAAATCCAAGCTATTATAGGAGAATAACAATGGCATTTGGAGCAGCTTCGGGCTATGGCAACTTGCCGAATGGCAATTTCTCGCCCGTCATTTACAGCAAACAGGTGCAACTTGCTTTCCGCAAAGCATCTGTTGTTGACGCAATTACAAACAACGACTACTTTGGCGAAATCGCAAACATGGGCGATACCGTCAAGATCATCAAAGAACCTGAAATCACTGTGTCGTCGTACCTGCGTGGTACACAGATCACTGCACAGGATCTGGATGATGAAGACTTCTCGCTGGTTATCGACAAAGCAAACTACTTTGCATTCAAAGTTGATGACATCGAAGAAGCTCACTCGCACGTGAACTTCCAGTCTCTGGCTTCGGATCGTGCTGCCTATCGTTTGGCTGATCAGTACGACCAAGAAGTTCTTGGTTACTTGTCGGGCTATGCTCAGTCGGCTCTTCATGTTAATGCTGACGCAGTGAACACAACTGTGAATGGCACAAAGGCAATCGCAACTGCTGGTTCGGACGAACTGCTTGCTTCAATGAAGCTCAAGAAGGGTGACTTCGGCAACATCTCGACCTCTTCGGCTGGCGATCATTCGATCCCTGTCGCTGCTCGTCTGCCGGGTGCAACCACTCTGCCCACAACTCACGTTTCGCCTGTCATGCTGATCAACCGTATGGCTCGTCTGCTGGACCAGCAAAACGTGGACAAAGCAGGTCGTTGGCTGGTTGTTGATCCGATCATGATGGAAGTCCTGATGGACGAAGACAGCCGTTTCCTGAACGCTGACTACGGCGATTCGGGTGCTCTTCGCAATGGTCTGACCCTGAATAACTGGAACGGTTTCCGTGTGTACGTGTCGAACAACCTGCCGAAAGTGGGTGGCGGTGCTGGCACCACGGGTACTGCAAACCAGAACACCGACTATGGTGTGATTGTTGCAGGTCATGATTCTGCTATTGCAACTGCAGAGCAGATCAACAAAACCGAAACCTACCGTGACCCCGACTCGTTTGCTGACGTTGTTCGTGGTATGCATCTGTATGGTCGCAAGATTCTTCGTCCCGAAGCTATTGCGACAGCAAAATACAACCTTGCCTGATAGGAGGACTTAGTTATGGCTACCGTTACTACTCTCGCAGGCGCTGGTGGTGCTTTCTCGACTGCAGGTCGTACCCCCTACGTCATCGACAACATCGTTGACTTCGCTGCTGCTGTCACCGCTAAGGGTGGCGCACTGGCTCAGGCCGACATCATCGAAGCTCTGGAACTGCCCGCTCAGTGCCAGATTCTTTCGTGTGGTGCAGAGGTCATTGAAGCCCATGCGGGTACTTCGACTGACCTGACGCTTGACATTGGTATCACTGGCGGTAACACCGACTTTGTTGCTGATGGCTTCGACTACGATGCTGCTGCTGTTGGCGCTGTGACTTCGCCTGTTGTTGCAGAACTTCCGCTGTACAATGCTTCGGCAGACACGATTGACATTCTGTTGGCTACCATGACTGGTACGACCACAGGTGGCAAGATGCGTGTTTGGGCTTGCATTGTTCCCGTTGACGGTCGTCAGCAGGAAGCTGCAGAAGTTGTTCGTGATCAACTCGCATAATAACGGAGGGGGGCTGCTTCGGTGGCCCCCCACTACTCCATGAGAATACTTCACTCTGAGAAAAAAGTAGAAGGCTTTGAGCACAGAGTTTTTTCTTTGAATGAAGTATACTGGAAACTTGATGAGTCTGCAGAGTTAGACTGGAAGTTTCGAGAAGCTTTAGCTAAGTCTCTAGATAAACGTGGGATGCTGTGGCCTCCTATAGTTTGGAAGCAAGAAACTTTCCTTGTTTATCTAGAAGAGGGTAAACGTAGACACGACCCTTACAAGGCTATAGAAATTGATCTATACTATAGGGTTGCCATAGGAAACAACAGATTTCACTATGCACAAGAAAAGGGTTACACCCACATAGAGTGTGTTGTAGCCGAAGTTTGGAAAGACAGAGATACCATCCTAACTCAGACTGTGATGGAATATAGGAAGGACTACTAGACATGGCTATCACAACGGCAATGTGTACAAGCTTCAAGCAGGAGTTGCTTGGTGGTGTTCATGATCTGGATACCGACAGCATCAAGCTTGCATTGATTAAAGCTACACCGAGTGGTACTTATGGTGCTGCTACTACGAATTACTCTGATGTAACTGGAAACTCTGATGAAGCCAGCGGTACTAACTATTCTGCGGGTGGTCAGGTTCTTGATGGAGCTACCATCTCTGTTTCTGGTACAACTGCTATCGTTGACTTTACTGATGAAGTCTTTGCTGATGTGACTGTCTCTACGGATGGCTGTATCATCTACAATGCTTCTCAGGGCAACAAGGCTATTGCTGTAATTGACTTTGGTGGCACTGTCAGTGCTACTGCTGGTGACTTGACGATTGAGTTCCCCACTGCGGATGCTTCTAACGCTGTGATCCGCATCGCCTAATAGAAGGTAGCGGCTATGGCTGTCACTGTCAATGCAGCGGTCTATGGTGTAGCAGTATATGGTGTTGCCAGATACGGCAAGATCATTGTCAGCAACCTAGACCAAGCAACAGCCACTGGTCAAGTAAATGCAGTACAGGTTAATCTTTCTGTAACGCTTGCAAGTGTAGTAGCAACTGGTTCTGTAGAAAGTCTGACTGCTGGTGGCTTTGAAGTAGACATCACTGAAAAAATTCCCACTGGTATTTTTGCTACAGGTCAAGTTTCTGCGGTACAAGTTAATCCAACGGAAAAGGTAACTGGTGTTGCTGGTTCTGGTCAGACAGGTGATCCTGTTGTAACAGCCTCCAGTAATATAGTTTCTGCCAGTGTCTTTGCTACAGGCTCTGTTGAAGCTGTACAAGAAAATGTCAGCGAAAAACTTGGGTCTGTAACTGCTACAGTAAATGTCAACGCAGTACAAGTAAACGTCACTGAGATACTTGCTTCTGTTGCATCTACTGGCAGTATTGGTACGCTGACATTTAGTAACACTGTTACCCCCACAGGTGTTCAGGCACAGGGTGTTATTAACAGTGTTGAGCCTAAGCCTACTGAAGCTCTTGGCAGTGTCAG